AAAAATGCAGTCCACTAGGAAAATATTCAATGTCTCCTACACTTAGAGCAAATCATGAAGAGGTGGCTTAAATGTCACCTTTACTTATTACTAATATAAGAATGAGTACAGACACAAAGGACAAAGGCAATATACAAGCATCTAAGCTAGGGTTAAACCTAAGTGAGTATATTAGATTAATAATAGAATTAGATAGTGCCACAGAGTTGTTAGCCATGATTAAAGATGGTGCAAATAAGAACTTAAAAAGAGAAGAAACAAAAGAAAATATGAAGAATGTATATGTTGATAAAAATGGACATTTACAAGTTAAATTAAGGGATTAGAGTAAAATCTAGTCCTTTTCTTATATAAAATAATAAACAGTAGGTGATAATATGAATATTGTTGCTAAAGATAAAAGAAATATGATTAAATATATGGTTGAGGAATTAGAGAGAAGTGCAGATATAAAAGAAAATCAATTAAAGGTTTATGAAAAGATGATGCGTGACAATAAAGATGTTGATGAATCTAAATGTAAAGGGAGAGATTGAATGTTAGATAATACAGATTTAATAATGGAAAATGATAAATTGCATTGTGTAGTAAAGGATTTAACTGATAAATTAAAAAGATATGAAAATGAAGAATGTTGTGTGTCAGCGTGTGAGCCTGCAATAGACAGATATTCTTATGACCTATTGGCAAAAGAAGTAGAATGTCTTAAGAGAGTAATAGTAAACTTAAACATAATGCTATATGAATAGCTCTCACATCAATTCTAAGCCACTTTAACATAGTAGGTAATACAATTACACATAAGTAATATATAAGGAGGTTAAGGCTATGACGAAAGTTAACGAATACGTTCCAACCGCAGCAGAGAAAAGAATACTTGAAGTAGCTTTGAATCCCGAATCTTTTAGTATGAATGTAGAGGAAAGATGTAAAGCTGCTAAAACATCAAAAGTAACATGGTATAAGGCCATGGCTAAACAACCATTCACAGACCTACTTAATAAGCTCACTATGGATATGTTAAAAGGTAAGGTAGTTAATATAGTCAATGCTACTTATATGTTTGCTACAACTGATAGCAAGTGTGCTAGTGATAGAAAAGTTTTATTGACTATGGCAGGATTATACACAGATAAGCAACAGATTAATGCTGAAATAGATGGTAAACAAGAAATTAAGATCAACTTCAATATTCCAAGACCTAAAAGTGAATAAGATGTATAAATAATTAATGTATAAATTATGTATAAAGTACTTAACAGTGAATAAATATGCAATAAAGTGCTAAAATTCATGGGTAAAGTAATATATTTATTGAATAAACATTGTATAATGTCGCGAAACGAAACTTTCACGACATTTATTAATATATTGGAGGTGAATGTTATAGGAGAAATAACTGTTAATTATGAGCCTAATAAAAAGCAATTCCTATTTCATTCTAGTTCAGCAGAGGAAGTCGTTTATGGTGGTGCTAAAGGCGGAGGGAAAAGTTGTGCTTTAGTTATGGAAGCTTTAGCATACGGATTAGAAAATGCAGGAGCAGAAATGTATATCTTTAGAGAAACCTATGACGATCTTGAAGCTAATATAATAAAAGAGTGGAAAGAAAAAGTTCCTAAAGAATTATATAGTTACAATGAATCTAAGCACGTTGCAACCATGATTAATAGTACAGTGCTTAAATTTAGATATATAAGAAACTTTACAGATGCAGAGGGTTATCAAGGTAGGTCAATGGATTGGATAGGTGTAGACGAGTTAACAAAGCATTTAAAAGAGAGTATTCAAGTATTATTATCATGTTTGCGTTCTCCTAAAGGATTTAAGCCACGTTTCAGAGGTACTTGTAATCCAGGTGGAATAGGTCATACATGGGTAAAAGAGGATTATATAGAAGCTACTGACTATGGCGAACATACTACAATAGATAAATTAACAGGCAATACAATAGAATTTATTCCTGCTAAAGTATATGACAATACAGTATTAATGAAAAACGATCCTTCTTATGTTAAAAGACTTGAAAACTTACCCGAAGCCAAGAGAAAAGCTTTTTTATTAGGTGAATGGGATATATTCGAAGGTCAATTTTTCCCAGAGTTTAAACGTGATGTTCATGTTATAAGACCATTTGTAATACCTAATCACTGGAATAGATATATAACTATGGATTACGGTTTAGATATGGCAGCAATATATTGGATAGCAGTAGACACAGAATTTAACTGTTACGTTTATAAAGAAATATATGAATCTAATTTAATCATAAGTGAAGCAGCACAAAGGATTATAAAAGTTAATGGTGATGATAATATAATAATAAGATATGCTCCGCCTGATTTAAGCAACCGCAGACAAGAGAGCGGAAAAAGTGTATTTGATATATTTAGTGAATATAAAGTGCATTTAACTAAATCTAACAACAGGCGAGTTGATGGATGGTTAGCGGTTAAAGAATGGATTAAACCTATAGAAACGAGAAACATTGAAACGGGAGAAAAGTATTTAACATCTAAACTAAAAATATTTGATAATTGTAGCAATTTAATAAGGTGTTTACCTATGGCACAGATGGATGAAACAGACCCAAACGATGTAGGTACAGAACCACACGAAATAACTCATTGTTTAGATGCTATTAGATATTATTGTATTATGAGGCAAAGACCAACAGATGTAATAGAAACTAAAAAGGTTCAATGTTGGGCGTTATCAGACACACCAACAAACAAACAAAGTTACCTAGGTGATGGAGAAGTTAATCAAGAATATTTAGGGGGTTGGTAATGTGTTTAGTGTAGAAATTCAATTAGATGCTATAGTCAAAGCTTTATATAAAAAGTACAATGTTGATAGTTTAATACTTACAGATAAAGAAATAGAAGATAGTAACAATAATACTTTTATAGAAGTTCATAAGGAAAATGAAGTTAATACTTTTAGAATAGTGAGGTTGAAGCCATGATACATATATCAGTAAGAGAGAACGCAATTACTGTAGTAGGTCATGCAAACTATGACGAGTATGGAAAAGATATAGTGTGTGCAGGAGTTTCTTCCTTAGTTCAAACACTAGCATTAAGAGGTAGACTAGAGAAGTTAAAGGGTGATATTGTAATTGTATGGTCAGATGATAAACAAGCCTTAAAACTCATTACAGAGGGTTTAAAACAAGTAGCAAATAACTACCCTAACTATGTGGAGGTAATAGATGTGTAATTGTAAATGGAATGATAGAAAAATAGAGAAGCGTGCTGACGGTTCCACCTATGAAACAGAAAATGCTTCAATAGAAATAAAAGGTACAAATATGAATATATTATTAAACGAAGGTGATTGGGAAGCCGAAAGCAACGCGGAAGTACCTATTAATTATTGTCCATTTTGCGGTGAGAAGGTGAGTAAATGTTAATAATAATATCAAGCGTGATAATTGCTATCATGCTTTTTTTATGCTCATTTTTAGGGTTTAAACAAGGACTAAAGTTAGGTATGCAATCAGCCAAGGGAATTGAGCCTATTACTAAGAGTCCTATTGCAATTATAAAAGAAATAGTTAAAGAACATCAAGAAACTAAATTAGAAAAAGAGTTAGCAGAACAAGAGAAAAAATACAATGAGGGTGTTGAGCGAATGATGCACTATACAGGAGGTGACGAAGATTGAAGTCAACAGATTCATGGGTTAAATATGAAACTGGATTAAATTATTTTAGACGCGAGAAATATTTAGCAGAGTGCGCCAAGGCTGAAAGATTTTATGCGAATCAACACTGGTGGGGTATGGAAGATTTAGACTTACCTAAGCCAGTATTACCTCTAAGCAAAAGAATTGTAGATTTTAAAGTATCGTCAGTAATGGCAGAAGATATTACAATGAACTTTAGCGTTGAGGGATATGCAAAAGCACCCGAACAACCACAAGATGATATGATGCAACAAGATCCTATGCAAATGCAACCTCAACAACAGGATATAAGTCCTATGGCTAGTCAATATGATGAAGCAACAACTATGTTTAATGGATATTCTGAAACAACATGGGAGGAATTAAAACAAAAGGCTTTAAATGAGGAAATGCTTTTAAATGCAGCGTTAACTGGAATAGGTGTAGAACATTACATATTTGATAAAAATAGTAAATATGGCAATGATGATGGAGTTATGGCGCAAGCTATAGGACGAATTAAAGGTGAGGTTATAGACGGTACTAACTTATTCCTAGGCAATCCAAATGACCGTAGAATAAACGCAAGTGGTGAGCCTATACAACCTTATATTATTATTTCTTACAGAGAGTTAGTCAGTAAATGCAAAGAGGATGCCGAAGCAAATGGAATAAGTAAAGAGGATATTAAGCTTATAACAAGTGATAATGATATAGTAGACCAAAGTTTTGACAAGGCTAAAATTGAACTTGACGATCAGAGTAAAACCACAGTATTACTTCATTACTTTGTTAAAGATAAAAAGATATGGTATAAAAAATCATGTAAAAATGTTGATATATTAAAGGAAACAAATACAGAACTGAATATTTACCCTATTGTTACAATGAATTGGGATATACGTAAACGTTCAGCCTATGGAATGGGTGAAATGAAAGGTCAAATACCTAATCAAATTGCTATCAATCAGTTAATGGCACAGGCTATATTATCAGCACAGAGAACAGGAACACCAAAGTTTATATATGACAAGTCAAGAATGTCGGTTCCAAGTAATAGAGTAGGTCAAGCAATAGGAGTAGATGGTGATATTACTAACGCTGCTAAATACCTTGAAACAGGGCACGTAAGCAATGATATGTATAACTTGATAGATAAGCTAGTCACACTCACTAAAGACCTAGCAGGAGCAAGTGAGAACGCTCTAGGAGAAGCTAAAGCAGATAACACGAGCGCTATGATGTGGGCAGAAAAACAAAGTGGCATACCGCTTCAATCAGTGCGTAGACGGTATTATCAAAGTCAAGAAGATGTAGGTTTAGTATGGGCAGACATATGGAAAGTTAAGTTCAATACTACTCGTGCGGTTACCATTAAAAACAAAGATGGAGTACAAGAAGTTAAAAACTTTAATGGATCTTCTTATAAAGATATTAATATGAATCTTAAAATAGATATTGGCGCATCCAGTCAGTTCAGCGAGATAACTAATCTCAATATGCTTAATATGTGGCTAGATAAACAATTAATAACATTCGTTGAATACCTTGAAAGATTGCCACAAGGTTCAGTAACTAATAAAAGTCAATTAATAGATGCTAAGAAAAAGCAAATGCAGCAGCAACAACAAATGCAAGCAGACCAAATGCAACAACAACAGGACATGCAGAATCAAGCGCAGAGCGACCAACAGAATCAACAGGCACAAATACAAGGCCAACAGAATCAAGATGCACAGGCTAAGAATGCAGAGTATGAGAAGTTAGCACAGTTTATGGAGAGTTTACCTAAAGAAACACAGGACAAATTAAACTCTTTACCGGGTGACCAAATGGAATCACAATTAATACAGTTAATGAAACAATCAGTATCACAAAGTATGAAACCACCTACAAAATAGGCGGTTATTTTTATGTCTGTAATCGACTTTAAACTAAGAAACTCACAAAGAGTTTTATCAAGGTGTGAATACCTACCCGAAAAGGTATTATGAACTGCAAAACAGATGCACACTGAATAGTCGTTCGTAAAAGGTGCAATAGGAGAAATTATATTATGAAATTATTTGATATGGCTGCTAATTCTATTAAGGTAGAGGGATTCGCCAACCTATATAATCTACAGTTATTCGCTGATGATGAAGAATATGAGCAAAATGAATCAGAATATGCAGGGGATGAAGTAGAGGACACTGACGAAACAGTGTTAGACACAGAAGAATCCGAAGAAGTTGCAAATTCAGAGGAAAATCAAACAGAAGATATTACACAGACACAGGCTTTCAGTAGAAGGCTTAAAGAAGAAACAGACAGGGTGCGCCAAGAGAGCTCAACTACTGCGGTTGATAATTATATCAAGGAACAGTACAAAGGGCAGGAGTGGAACGGCAAGCCTATTTTAAGTCAAGCCGACCTCAATCAAGCTTTGTATGAGCAAAAACTTCAAAATGCAGGGCAAAGTCAAGAAGATATGCAAGCGTTGGTGGATGAACACCCCGCAGTTCAAGCGGCTAAGTTAGCAGCACAAACCAATGAAACTAATCAAAAATTGTACAATGAATTTCTTGAATTATCAGAGGAATACAAAGACATTAAAGACTTTAATCAAATAACACCCGAAGTATGGGATATGAAAAACAATAAAAATATATCCTTTTTAGATGCTTATAATAGAATTCATATTAAAAAGATTAAACTTCAAACCGAACAAGAAACAATCAGAAATATTAATAAAAATGCTACGAGTTCCCCTGGAAGTGCTTCAAGCGGTGGAGTAGTACACAAAACTAAATCAGTTAGTGATATGACCTCCGAAGAGTTTGACAGTTACAGAGAGGAAGTACGTAAGCAAACAAGGGAGTATTAAGAATGAATAAATTTGATTTACAGTTATTTGCAACAAATACAAATAGATTAGCAGCAACCGCAACAGGATATATAGGATTAACAAATGAGAATGCTGAAATATATGAAAGAGAAATGTATGATAGATTAATTCCTACTCTTCAATGGTTTAAATATGGTACTAAAAAAGCATTGCCTAGAAATTCGGGTGATACTGTATCTATTAGAAGATTTGAAAACCTTACAACTTCAACTACCGCTATTACAGAGGGTGCTACTCCAGATGGTGTTGACCTTACAGTAGTTAAAAGAAGTGCAACAGTAGCTGAATATGGTAACTATGCTATTGTTACTGAAAAGCTTGATATGATAGGTCTTGACGATACTATTTCAGAAGTTTCAAAGTTATTCGGTGAAAATGCTGGACAATCTATTGATGAAATAGTTCGTGATGTAGTTATGGCAGGATCCAATGTATCTTATGCTAATGGTGTGGCTTCAAGAGTATTAACCGCTGCTACAATTTCGTATGCTGACATACTTAAAATGGCTAGAACAATGAAAAAGAACAAAGTTAAAAAAATATCTATGCCAGAGGGCGGAATGGGATATATATGTCTAGTATCTCCAGATGTAGCGTTTGATATTAAAAATCTTGCAGAGTATAAATCATTTAATCAATATGATAACTCAAAAATTCTACGTGATGGTGTTATTACTAAGCTAGCAGGTATTTACTTCATTGAAATAGACAATGCAAAAGTATATCCAACAGGTGGAGCAGCAGGAGTACCAGTTCATTTATCTTATTGCATAGGTGATAATGCTTATCTTGTTCCTGATATTAAAGGTTCTTCAAAGCCAAAAATGATTGTTAAGGAAGCTGGTTCCGCGGGCACTGCTGACCCTTTGAATCAAAGAGCAAGTATTGGATGGAAAGCAATGTTTGCTACATTGAGAATTGACGAACTTAGTGGACTTAGATTTGAAAGTTGCGTATCAGCATAATTAATTAGGGGTGAGAAATCATCCCTTTTATCTTATATAGGAGGGTATTATGGAAAAATGTCAATATTGTAACAAAGAATATAAAAGTGGATTAACTATGCATGAGAAGTTTTGTAAAGAAAATCCAACTAATAAGGAGGACATTATGAAAGAAAAAATAGAAGAGGTTACAGAGGTTTTTGCGCCAAGTGAGAGAGATTTGACTAAGATCCATACAAGTTTTAAGCAACAGTTAGCAGCAGAGGAACACGTTAATATTCTCATTCCACCTACTCAATTATACCCCGAGGGTAGTAATATGCCTATATGCCTTAATGGTGTTACATACACAGTACCAGTGGGTTTAGAATTTGAAAAGGGAGTGCCTAAATCAATCTATTTAGTGTGGAAAAATTCATATGATATGGATAGAGAAGCAAGAATGAAAATGAAAAAAGTATTAACAGGTAAAATCTCCGTAGAATAGGAGGATAATTATGTATACTGTTTTAGAAATATTTAACTTAGCAATAGATCTTATAGATGAAAAATTAGCCACTGGCGCAGTTAATGCGACTACTACTGCGGTATACAAGGCTAGAACACCAGGAATATTAAATATATGGCAGAATGAAAATTATAATAACGGTGACTTATACGCAGAACATGAAATATCATGCAAGCCTGCAACTAATATGTTTGGCTATTCTAGTGGCATGGATTACTTAGAGTACAAAGGTATTGAAAAGATAATTGAAGCGGTAGGTAGTGTTAAACAGTATTACTTTGAAGTTGATGGAGAAGGTACAGTATATGTAGAAGATTTCAACGGTACATGGAATACGTTAGACACTGTAATTGCACCTAATACTATATTAAGTTTCACCGCATTTAAAGCGTTGGTTACACCCTCAATAGGTGCTACTAAGTCGCGTTTAAGGTTCAGTGGTGCATATAGGTATATTATCACTAACTATGCAATGTTTGATGTTCCAGTGTCACCTAGTAAACTAATAACCTTTAGACCTTATGTAAAGCATAAAATGCCAACTGACTTTAAAAGTGTAGACCAAATAATTGACGAATATTGTGATAGACAAATGTCGGTAAACTCTTATTACAAGTGGATAGGTAGAGGAGAATTATTTATAAATTACTTCTATGAGGGCAATATAAGAATAAGTTATAAGCCTGTTCCTGCGCCAATAATGGACATTAATCAAGTATTGCAAGTTGACGAAATAACATCAATGAGCGGTGCTTATTTTTTAGCTGCACACTTAGGAATAATTGAAGAACCTGCTAGTGCTAGTTTTTTCAATGAAAGATATTTAGAATTAAAGGCCTTGTCAAATATAAAAGGAACTGCAACAATGTCTGACATTATAGATGTATATTCTATGGGTGGTGGTTATAATAGCTAAGATTAGAATACCGAAAGAAATACCACCAACCGAGATTAAAAGATTTTTAGGAGTCAACGAAAATAACGATGGTGAGTATGGTCTTAAACTTGGAGAAGCTAGTAAACAAATAGGGTGGCGTATAACTTCGGGTATGCAATTAAAACGTATGGAGGGTTACAAAACTCTATTCACTGGCTTAATAGGTAAAGTTCAAGGGTTCTTTTACGGAAAGCTAAACAATGCTTTCTTTTTTTTATTCGCAAATAATGGACATTTATACAGTGGAAACTTAACAACAGGAATAAAAACAGACTTAGGCACTTTGACAGATGCACCAACTTACTTCCAAGAGTTCGGTAATAAAGTTTATATCTTAAATGGATATGAGTATAAAAGTTTTGATGGTACCACCTTAGCAACTGTAGCAGGGTATAGACCTTTAATAGCAATTACTACACCACCAGGCGGAGGAGGTACACTTTACGAGCAAGTTAACGTACTTAATGGTATGAAACATCAAACCTTTTCACCTAGTGGTACTTTAACCGCGTATAAGCTTGCAGAGGACACTTTAACAAGCGTAGACTTTGTAAAGGTCAATGGAGTACTAAAGACTGTTACAACTGATTATACAGTGGATCCAAGTACAGGTACAGTTACTTTCATTGTTGCACCACCTTTGTTAATACCTAATAATGTTGATATAGGATGGACAAAAGGCACAGGGCAAAGAAGTCTTATTGAAAATTGTCGTTTTGCCATGGATTATTCGGGTCAAACTGATTCAAGATTATTTCTATGGGGTAATACAACCTTAAAAAATAGAAGATTTTGGAGTGGCTTAGCTGATTCAGTACCTAGTGCAGAATACTTTGAAGCTAACTCTTATGATGATTTAGGCACCGGACAATATGCAATCACAGATATAGTTAAAATGGGCGATATTCAAAAGATATACTTTGAAGAATCGGCAATGTATTCATATTATTCTACTTTAACTGATGCGTTAGGTGTAGTAAGGGCAGATTTCCCTGTATTTGAGCTTAGTGATGAAGTAGGTAATGTAGCATTCAATCAAGTACAAATCATTCAAGACAAGCCTATGACGTTGTTTAATGGTGTATATGCGTGGGAAAATAGCAACGTAAGGTATCAATACATTCATAACCTTATATCACAAAGAGTTCAAGACAGTTTAGACCTAGTTGACCTTTCTACTGCGGTTACGTACAACTGGCAAGAAATGAAAGAATACTGGCTTTGCATAGGGTCTACGGTGTGGATTTACAACTATTTGAATAATACGTGGTATAAGAGAAACAACGTCACTGCAACGTGTTTTATAGTGATTAACAAGCAAATGTATTTTGGTACAAATGGAACTATAGAAAAGTTTGATACTTATAATCGAAATGATAACGGTATAAACATTGAAACAATATGGGAAATGGGATTTTATGATTTCCAAGCAGAATATTTAAAGAAATATATGTCTAAAGTATGGGTATCTTTAAAACCTGCAATAAAAAGTAGTGTAGATGTTAAAACAGTTACAAACAATGAGGGTACAAGTCCTATTCAACCTATTTATTATAACTTAGCAACTTTTGCTAGGGCAGACTTTAGGCGGTGGAGTTTTAAGACTTCATATAATGCACAACCTTTCAGGCTATCAATGAAAGCTAAAGGATTCGACTATTTGAAACTTGTTTTAAGTTCGGAAAGTTTAACAGATGTTGCGACTATTTTAAGTATTAATATTCTAGTAAGAATGGGTGGAAAGGTGTAAGGAGGTAAATAATGATTACAAAATTGTTAACAGATTTAAATAATATACAGACACTTGATGCTGAACCAAATGACGTTCAAGGTTTAACATTTCAACAACTACAAGCTAAATTCGACAAGGCTGGCAACGATATTAAGACATATATTAATAGTGGATTAAGTGTTGAAATAGATAGTTTAAATAGTGAAAATATAAAAAATAGTGGAGTTCAAACCATAAATGGAGTTAAAACCTTTGCGGAAAGTCCTATAGTTCCTACACCTACAACAGATTATCAATCATCACCTAAAAAGTATGTTGATAATTTAGATGCTTTGCAAAGACAATATGTTGATGGAACATTCACAACTAAATCAGATACGCAAAGCATTGTATTAGGTCAAATCCCTAATGGCAGTTTAACTGATGATAAATTAAGTAATGATGTAGGTCAAATTAAAGAAAGATTTACGTCGTCTTTGGCAGATATGTCGTCGCAAGTTAGTGGAAAAGGTGCAAGTTTAATAGGATTAAATGATAGTGGTAATAAATTTACCGCGACCAATGTTGAGGGGGCGATACTTGAACTTTTTACATCTGCCAATAATGGGGATGCGGTTATTAAAACTGCCATTGTTGGCAAAGGTGGTACTGTTTTAGATGCTAATAGTGATGGAATTAATACTAGACAAGAATTAGCAGATGGAGTCAATACAATAAAAAGAGGGCAAGGAACTGCGGTGGAAAGTAATGTTCAAACCGGTAAAACTTTTGCTAACGCTGACGGAATATTGAGGACAGGAAACCATGTAGAACCTACAATAGCGAGTTTAGGTGGAAAAAGATGGGCAACAGGTTCAACCACAGGAGGAGCATCAAGCTTTACTGTAAGCGGTTTATCTTTTCAACCTAAATATTTTATGGGTATGTATTTAGGTTCAAATCCAAAAGGCATACCTGGGTTTATTCATATGGATAATGTAAATTCATTAAAAGCTTTATCAATTTCATCAGAAATGTCGGTTGGTGAATGGTCAGTAACCATAACCGCAAATTCTTTTTCAATAACAGGAACAACACTTTTTAATGGGTATACATTGCAATGGTTCGCTACAGAATAAGAATGGGAGGTATTAAATGAATACATTAATAATTTACGATAATTTAGGATATATAATATCCACTGCAAGTGGTGCTATACGAGAACCACAAGGCGGAGTACAGTTTATATGGGTAGAAATACCCACAGGGAAGCAATTAAAAATCACTGATGGAATAGGTATAGATGTAAGCGTTACACCAAATGTTGCTATATTAGAAGATATTCCAAAAACAGAAACAGAATTATTACAAGCAGACCAAGTATTACAATCAGAAAGAACTACGCAAATTGAAATGGATGCAATGGCGTTCCAAGATTATGTATTAAGTGTATTACCACAATAATAAAAACTTAGGAGGAATGTATAAATGGCATTTTATCAATGGAGAGTAGGCAGTTATGCAAGATTAATCTATTTAGATGGTATGAAAACTTTTGAAATGGCAATGGCAGAAGATATAAAATATGAACAGGCTATAATGGTATATGCATCAACAGGATTCACATATGGTCAAATAGACAATGCAATAGCTAACAATTATATAAGTCAAGCACATTATGATACTACTATTGAGTTAAAAACTGCAATAGAACCTAGAGCATTGAGTGTTGAAAATCCAACAGTTTAAGTCACAATAGGAAAATAGTACGACACAAGACATTCTTTAACTAGAGTGTCTTTTTCTTTTAAATAATCCTCAAAGGAGGTAAATATATGGCTAATGTTTATACCGCAGATATACAAGCTTATATGGATAAACAAAATGCAACAAAAGCATATAATAGCACAGTAGGAACAGGATATTCAACTAATAAAGATGGTCAATTAGGTGCGGGATATAACAACGGGACTACAAATGGTACAGTAACACCTTATAGTATATTCGACCCTAATTCTAGTAATTATAATAGTAAAGTAGCTAATTCAAACGGTACAATTAATTTATCTAATCAAGGTGACTATGGAAGTGCAGGACAATATACAGGAGCTAATAGTGGGTTATCTCAATCACAATCACAAACACAAGACCAAATGAGAGCGCAGTATCAAAACACATATGGTAGTGGTTCAGTTAGTTCAAGTGGTAGTGGATATGACCCAACCGCAGACATAACCGCACTAGGAGCATCACGAAAACAAGCAGCAATCTTAGGCTTATCAAATGCTAGAGATAAAAGTTTAAGTGACCTATCCGCAGCAAATGGGAAAATAGAACCTGCTTATTACAATCAAAGAAATTCAGTTTCAACAGATAATCAAATAGGTGCTAAGAATTTCGCAGAGTTTTTAAGTCAAAGAGGTTCAAACAACGCAGTGGGTAATAGTGGTTCAATGGCACAAAATAACATAGCAAATAACGTATCATTACAAGGTAGTTTAGGCAACCTAGCAACAAGCCAAGCTAGTGCATACGCAGACAATGCAAAGAGTGTAGCAGATGTAGGAGTGGCTTATAACAATGATGTGGCTTCAACAAGCGCAGGAATAGACGCAACTAATATGGAACAGTTAGTTAATGCTAGAACACAAGCAGAAGCTTCAAGACTAGCACAAGCTAACGCAGATAGGTCATACAACTATCAAGTAAGCAGAGACACTGTAGGCGATACTAATTACACTAATCAAAACACTTACAATCAAGGTCAAGACTTAATTAATCAAACAGGTAAATTAAGTGACGGAACATATACGCAACAAGGTCAATCAAATGCAACCGCTCAACAATTACAAGTAGCACAACTAGCAGAAATTCAAAATCCTAACTCAACAACTAATCAATTATCCAAGTTAGGACTTAAAACCGCACAACTTAATTATGCACAATTACCATCACAACTAAAGTCACAAGCGCAATTAATAGCGCAACAGTTAGCAAGCGGAGCAATAGATTTAAAGACTGCTCAACTTAAATTAAATTATTTACCTACTCAAATACAACAAGAAATAAGTCAAAATAATGCACAGTTAAACGCTACTAATAGAAGTAATACCGGTGGTTCGGGTGGTAGTGGTGGAAGTAGTTCAGCAGCTAGAAAAGAATCAGCAAGTGTTAGCATAATGGCTGCTTATAATAGTATTACTGATGCAGTAGATAAGAAAACATTCTTAGATAATAACGCAGCACAGATTAAAAAAGAAACGTCGGCAACTTATTACAATGAATTAGTTAAAAAGTGGCAGGGTGATTATGCTTACCATGTATTAGAAACACCAAACGAGTACAGTTCATGGAATATGCAAAACTTAAAATAGGAGGTTTAAAATGAGTGATTGGGGTAAAATAGCAAATGAAATAATTAAAAATTCAAGTGAAACACATTACCGTTCTAAGCCTGCAGTTGTAAATACTCCTAATAAGCGCATTACTCCAACATTATTAACAAATAATAATTTAAAACGTAAACAATTAAATACAAAACCAATGTATGATGCACCTAGCACTGCATTACCACCACCTATTGTTAATAAACCTACAGTTGGAACTGGTAAATGGGGAACCACAATACTACCTAAAAAATCCACTACACCGACTGTAGAAGTAGGTAAAACAGGTTCAGTTAAGATAGTGCCTAGACAAGCTAATGGAGTTGATTCACTTGTAGCAGGATTTACAGATAGTGCTACGCTAGGTACTTTAAACGGACTTACAAACAAATTTACAGGAAATAAAACTAATATGAATCCTACTAATAATAATTTTGCATATGGCGCGGGTAAAATGTTAGGCTATACGATTCCATACGGTGCTGCGAGTAAAGCTTTAAAACCAGCTATAGGCGCAATTAAAAACCCTTTGTTGAGAAGTGGCGCAAGAATAGCCGAGGGTGCAACAACTTTTGGCATAGGTGGTGCTATAGAGGGCAAAGCAAACGGTAAAACTAATCAAGAGATATTAAAAGAAGCAAAATTTAATGCTTTGTTAGGTGGTGGATTTGGTTTAGCAGGCGAAACTATTAAAGGTATTAAAGCTTTAAAAGAAATTAAATCACAAGGGATAAAAAATGCGTTTGAAAATAAAATTAATAGTAACAACAAAATACTTCAACCTAATTCAAATTTAAGACCTATAGTTAAATTTACCGATATAGGCAAAGAAGATGCTTATTTAAGTACATTTAAACAACCTCAAATAGAAGTTCCTAAGGTTGAAACTCCACAAATTAAACCTTTTAATATTCAAAATGCTAACGGTAAATTAAAGCCACAAATAGTGCAAATGAAATCTGATACATTGCCTTTAGCACAAAGAGATTTTAAAAACGTAGGTGATAAAAAGGTTAATGCTTATCAATTTGATAACCCAACTTTAAAACCTTATATATCACAAGAAGCTAATATTTTAAAAGGTGAATTAGAACGTACCTTAAAGCCTACTAGAGGTGCTAATAATATTAATGGTGAAAGTATAGGTTATGGCAACAAGCGCATTACTAGTGATAGCATGGCGGTTATTAAAGATACCACAGGCGCAAGTTATGAGAAAATCAATAAAGCACTTGATAATATTATAGTAGATCATGGCAAAGAAAATAACGCATTATCTAAAAGAGTTGAATTAATCATAGATGATAGATTAACTAATGGTTACGTTGATGATACTTTAGGACAGAATATTCCTAAGCATGGTGAATATCTTCAAGAGAAACAATTTATTGACAATATGCCACAACAACTAAATACAAGCACATTTAAAAAACCACAATCAAAAATAATAACTTCTAGTGCCAATATGGATAGTACACCTAATAATAATTTCGGTTCAACCGAAAGATTTAACGCAACACATACACCAGAAGGTGTTGATTTTAGTGGTAAGCCTGCAAAGGTGAGTAAAGTTTATTCTAACACTTTACAAAATACTGATACATTAAGCAAAGTTGAAAAAAATATGTTAGATCAGAATGATTTTAAATACGATCCTAAAACTGAACAAATGAGTTTAGATAATGCACGAGCAAGAATCAACAATGATATAAATGGAGAAATAAAAAACCTTAATGCTAAAGAAGTTTACACTGGTGAAGATGTTGATACCATGTTTGGAATACTTGGAGATAAGTTATTACCCGAAGCACAAGCAAGCGGAAATAATACAGAGGTTAAAAACTGGCTTAAAAATATCCGTAAAGCAGGAACTACAGGCGGTCAAGAGGTTCAATCTTTTGCTAAGTATTCTCGTACTGGTGAGGGGAAATTAATAGAAATGCAAAGGGTAGTAGATAAGGTAGAGGACAACTTGAAAAAGGTTAATCCTACTCTAATTGATGGCATAGATAAACAAACTAAAGAAGTTATTGATACTCTTAACACTGCACATAAGGAAGCCATTACAGAAACCGCTAAAACATTTGAAACACCTACAACTCCTAAAACTAAAGGGAATCTAACACCTAAGTTAAAAACTCCTAAAGTTGAGTTGTTGCCATCACAAATATTAGCTAAAAAGATACAAAATACAGTTAATCCGAAGACACCACAAGAAAAGTCAATGATTAACAAAATGATAAGTGAATTATATGGAGTAGCCAAAGAATCACCTATAGAGGGTGGCTTAACTAATAAACTCAAACCTTTAAATGATGTTGCAGACGCTTTAAACAATCGTGAACACTATGCAATAACTTGGACTAACGCAAAAGAAATAGTTAAGGCACAATTTAAAGATAATCCAGAAGCACTAGCAATATTGAATGATTATTTTGAAAAAGGAATTAAACCACCATTTTCAATGAGTAAATTTAATAGTGCTTATAATCAAGGTGCTAAAGAGTTAAAAATAAATATGTCTGATATTGTTAAAAACTATTATAAAACAGGCACAGAAACTAAGCAGGGATTAATAGACTATTTAGTAAAAGAATCAAAATTAACAGGTGATGAAGCCAAAACACTTGCGAATACAATAGACACTAAATTTAGAACAATTAAAAAACAGAAATCAGAAGAATATTTGTTAAGTGTATTTAAAGATAAAAACGCAAGCGTTAAAAATACTAATAAATTAAGTAATATAGAAGCCTTATCTAATACTGGCGCGTTCGTTAATGATAATTATAAAAATAAGGTTGCTGAAAGGTTAACTCCCGAACTTAGAAAGCTTATAGGGTTTAATCCTAAAGGCACAGTTGCTAAGGTTGTTGATGAATCTATTATGAGTTTTGAGGACATTGTAAAGGGTGGAGTAGGCAAGATAGGCACGCAAAGAACTCTATTCCTTAAATCACTTGAAGATAATTTAAAAGTCAATCCAAAAGATGCTGCAACAATATTAAAAGCAGCAGAAGAAGAATTTAACTCTTTAACAAAAACTAAACAAACTCAAATATTAAATAATATGTTTAAAGAAAAAGCACCAGTGGTTAAAAAATCCGTAGTTGATAAAGTTATGGAATTAATTAATTTAGAAGCATACGACAAACAATCTATTCGTGATCTAATTAAAGCAAAAGAGGGATTACCATTACTTGAATCTAGCGATATTAAGTTTATAACTGATAATATGGAGAAATACAGTAATGCAATACCCGACAGTTACGAGCAAAGAATGAGACTGGCTAAAGTAGGGAAATTAATAGCTAATAAAACACCATCAACAGGAATAGAAAAACTTCAAGCAGCGCAAAGAATTTCTATGTTATTCAACACGAAATCTACAGTTACTAGAAATCCTTTAGGAAATACATTGCTCGGAACTTTAGAGGGAGTTAAAAAGAATACATTCGGTATTCCTTTAGATATTGCTACAACTAAGCTTAGGAATATAGGCTTTGCTAAACAAGGCAAACCGTTAGTTGGCAGAACTCAATTATTTAATCCTTTAGGTGACTTAACTAACAACGCTAAAGGTGCTAAACAAGGTGTTAAAGAATGGTTATTAGACATTAAAAATAATGTAGATACTTCTCCAGTTGGCGGTGGTGTAGAACTTCCTACAAAGACCAATATATTTAATGAAGAAGCTAAAAATCCAATTCAAAGAAGTATTAATATAGCAGCTAACAAAATTCATGCGGTAGTCGGTAGAGCGTTAAAATTAGGTGATACACCATTCTTCAATGCAGCTTATGCAGAGAGAATAGGAGAACTTAAAAGGCTTAATAAAACTAATATCATTACTGATGCTATGAAACAAGATGCACATTTATTCGGTTTAGAACGAACTTTACAGAACGATAGTGCTATGAGCTCTATGTTTAGAGGACTTAAAAAAGGTAACTTTAACGGAAAGCATAAAGGTGCTGAATTAGTTTATCAAGTAGTAGCAACTTTAGAACTACCCTTTGCTTCAACTCCTGGTAACATTTTAGATAAGTTTATAGACTACGGACCAGGGGGAATATTGAAAGCAACAGGACACGCACTCTATACTCATGGTAAAGGAACTTTCAATCAAAAGAAATTCGTTGATGTATTAGCTAGAGGTATGACTGGTACAGGACTTGCAGTGGCAGGGTTCTTTATGGCTAAGAATGGATATTTAACAGGCGCTAGAGATAAAGATAATAAAATTGAAGGAACTGAATCAGCACTAGGGAAGGCTAATTATGCTTATAAAATAGGTAATGAATATACTACTATAGATTGGGCATTGCCTGCAAGTGCGCCTTTAATGATGGGTGCAGATTTTTATAATTCAAGCAATAAAGGTAAGGGATTTAGTCAATCGCTAATAGATGGCGCAGGAAGTGGAGTTAATTTAATGTTTAATTCTACATTATTACAAGGGCCTAGTAGAGCGTTAGGTGGCTATAATCCCGCTACAAGTATTTCTAATTCATTAATGGGAACTACTACACAAGCAGTACCAACATTATTAAATCAAGCAAGACAATTAAGTGATGTATATAAAAGAGAAACTTATTCAGATAATAAAGTACAACAAACTGTTAATAAACTTGTAAACAGAATACCATTTGCGTCAAAAACTTTACCTAGAAGTGTTGATGTTTTCGGTAATGATGTTAAATTATATCAAGGTAAAAATAGTGTAGGGAATGTTATGTTTAGTCCTGCTTTTAAAACAACTTATAATCCTACACCAACGCAACAATATGCAATGGATATATATAAAAATACTGGTAGTGATGCAGCAATGCCAATTAAAACCGCCAATTATATAACTTTTAAAGGTGATAAAATATCGCTTACTAGCGAGGAAAATATTAGTTTACAAAAGAATGTAGCAAGTCAGACATTAAAGGCACTAGAAATGTTAAGAACACAGGGAGAACCTGCAAATGATGCAACTGCTGCAATGATGCAAGGTTTAATTACTAGCATAAAAACAGATGAACAAAATAAAATATTAAATAATAGAGGAATTTCCACGAGAATACCGAAACCAGACTTAGAAGCAAAATTAAGAGCAAAAGAAAAAACTGAGAATAAAGCAAAGATATTAGAACATTTAAAAATTAGATAAGGAGGTTTAAAGTGTTAAAAGATATTTTCATAGTTTCATTTATTTTAGTGTTATTATTTTCAACACCTTTGAATAAATGGATAAATAAAAACAAAGAACCTTAGTTAATAGGGTTCTTTTTTAATGTCAAAAAGAGAGTGCATAGTTAAAGCCATTACACTCTCTTAAAAACCACTCTAATTAAAGAGTAATTAGAATATTACTCCTTGTTTAGATAAAAAACAATAGGAGGTTTTTAACAATGGATGCAATTTTAACTAAAGCAATTAGCGAGGGTCTTGGGTATGGACTATTTGTAATATTACTATTTTATGTTTTAAAGAAACAAGAAACAAGGGACATAAATAGTGAAGCAAGAGAAGCTAAATATCAATCAATAATAGAGGAATTAACTAGCACGGTAAATGTAAAACTTGATAGATTAATTGATAAGTTAGAAAAATAAGGAGGAGTTATGGACAAGTTAGTATCTAAAAATTGCGTTAATTTTGTAAAAAGCTTTGAAGGATTTTCACCTATTCCCTACTTTGATATAGTTGGAGTTAAAACGCTAGGCTACGGAATGACAGGAAAAGAAATAGAAGGCTTAAAAAGTGTAACGGAAGTACAAGCTAGTAATATGCTAGAAGATTTATTGAATATCAACTATGCTCTACCTATCAAGAATAACCTCGATATTAAGCACGTAACGCTATCACAGAACCAATTTGATGCAATAGTGTCTATGGCATATAACATAGGCTTAGGTGGCTTACTAGGAAGTTCCTTGTATAAGAATATATGTAATGGTAGTGTCGATAGAAATTTAATTATATCTAACTTTAGAGTATGGAGCAAAGCAGGGGGTAAAACAGTAGCAGGACTATTAAGAAGAAGAACAGAAGAAGCTGCAATGTTTTTCAGTACAAGTAATATTTTAGAGGAGGAAACGGAAATGATTGATTTTACCGTAGAACAAAAGGCAAGGCAACAAGCATTTAAGGTACCTAATAACAATAATGTGGTTCCTAAGGGTGATAACATAACACCGCTTAACGGTGGAGGATGGATTGAGAGGGTAAAAGATGGCCGAGTAATAACTCATTTATCCAGGGTTACTTATTACACGCTACATTCAAATGGTTCAATGACATTAACTCATTGCGGAGAGGTTAGAAATATTTAAAAGGGCGGTGATCTTCTTTTCTAAATAAATTAAACGGAGGTTTATTATGGATTTAAAAGCAAGAATGAAAAATAAGTATTTTTGGGTAGCTGCTGCTGCACTCGTAGTGGCGGTAGTTAATCAAGTCAATCCAAGTCTAGTACCTACAAACTATGAAACAACTTTAAATATAATATTAACTTCACTTGTAGCTATGGGTATATTATTAGATCCTACTTCTCCTGGACTAAGTGATAAATAATCTATTGGCCATGGCATAAATTGCTATGGTCTTTTTTTATTTGCCATGATATTATGGTCATGGGGTGATATATAATGGAATTTTCCATAGAACAACTTAATATTATAAACAATAGACTAGCCAAGGGTGAAAGCATACGGTCAATAAGTACAGATTTAAAATTAAACAAGTCTACAATATCAACTACATTTCGTAAGCATGGATATATATTTATTAAAGAAACTAAACAATTCGACTTAATGCCGCTAACTGTCCAAACTGAAATAGTAGCTAACAAACCAGTTAAAGAAAATATATTTAAAATACCAACCAAGACTAAGAAGAAAATTGAAACTAAGGCTTTTAATGTAGTTATGAAACTTAGTCTAGTAGATAAAATTGACCTTATAGCACAATCTAAAGGCTATTCTAGGAATGGTATTATCAATATCATGTGTGAAGTATTTTTATCAAATATGGATAAATAGCAAGGCTAGGGAGAAATCCTTAGTCTTTTTTTATTTGTTTAAAAATAATTATAAAATGTTACACAAAAAGATGTACACTTATTCACTGTTGTGCTATACTGTAAATATACAGAATATTATGTTAGGGGGTTTAATAATGGCAAAACGTGCTAATTTCAGTGTTGACGAAAAAGTTTTAGAATCATTTAGAAAAGTTTGCAAAGAAAATTATATCAATCAATCAGCTATAATCACCGCTACAATGAAAGAAATAATTGAGAAATACAGTAAGGAGGATAAAAGATAAA